GCTCCTCGATTCTCTGCGTGTCCTGATGCTCGAACTCGTTGGCCGCTGGCGTCGGCCAGCTGGCCAGCTCCGAAGTTCCCGGTAGTTTCAGAACAGGTTTTGTTCTGTCCCCCTGCGAATAGCTGTACTTGCTCCCGGTCGCATCGTTCACGACTGGCGTCGGCCACGAAGTACAATCGCTGTCGGATGTGCGGCGCACCGAAGCCCGCAGCGCAGGTATCAAGCGCCCCGCAGGCGTAGCCCGCTGCTTCCAGGTCAGCTTGAACAACGTCGAGCCAAGCGAGGCCGTCTTGACTTGCAACCTGCTCGCCAAAGACGACGCTAGGGCGGCACTCGCCGATGAGGTGGAACCAAGCGGGCCAAAGGTGCCGCTCGTCAGCAAACCCTTTTCCTTTGCCTGCCGCGCTGAAAGGCTGGCAAGGACATGAACCTGTCCACACGGGGCGGTCATCGGGCCATCCTGCTTTTCGCAAGGCGTAGCTCCACACTCCGATTCCGGCAAAGAAGTGGCATTGAGTAAATCCAGCAAGTTCGTTTGGCGTGACATCTTCAATACTCCTTTCGTCAACGATACCCGGAGCGATGTGCCCCTGTTTGATAAGCTCCCGCAGCCACGCGGCGGCGTTTGGATCAATTTCGTTGTAGTAAGCCGTCATCGCATCTTTTCCCAGCGGTATGTTCTTCCTGTTACCTTTGACGTAAAGCAACTGGCCTTGAACCTTTTTTATCGTGGTATCGTTTGGCCTTCATAAGGTTGATGTTGTCATCGTACACGTACTTGGTATCGAAACTTACGCTGCCATCTTCTTCCCATGTTTCTTTCTCGTAAATGTAGAACACAGCAAAACCTTGCGACATCACCCTTCCTCCGTAACAGGCGGCTTGGGAAGGGGCATCCAGTGGGTAGGCGAAACCTCGTCGATATCGTCGGTAACCCAAGCACCAGAATACTTGCCCCAATAACCCACGACCCACCGGTAGCTATCATTCTCGCCTTTAATCCACAACAGGATATCCTGGCCTCCCTTCGGCGCAGTGTCGATATCCTGCCACGTCGTCGCCTGTTCGTAGGCTTTAAGAAGTTCGCAGCACATAACCAGCGGGTGCAAAGCGTGGTAAGTACTCTGCCGCTTGTGTACAAAGCCAGTCGTAAGCTGGTTAACGTCGTTCTCGGCCAAGCGGTCAAGCTCTGCCTTAATCTCGTCCAGTCGTTGCTTGTCCATTTACTTGGCCTCTTCTGTCGTGTTGGGAAAAAATGACGCCCGCCCGTGCGCCCACTCATAAAACTGTTTCGAGCATTGATTGCAAAGGTGGTCGAGCGTTAAATCGCACCCGCCGCTTCCTTCTGGGCTATAGCTCCCCGCAGTATACGATAGCTCTTCTACGAAGAAGCCGCGCCCCCGGCTAAACTCCGCTTTGCATCGGTCGCAAAAATACTGGACTACTTCTTTACGCATCACACGCCCTCCTTCTGGGCGCGCTTGTTGAGTGGTTTCCGCTTGAGGTAATCAATAAACTTGGCGACACGTTCACAAGCACGAATACCGCTAGTGTTGTACCTTTTTGATTCAATACTTTCGACGTTTACAAAGTCCAAGACGGTGGCCAGCACCGACTCGACCGCTTCCTTCACCGCCTCATCCCGCTTCGCCACGATAGCGTCGGCAAGCTCTGACCGCGTAGGCTCCTGACCAACGCCAGTCTTAGTGCGGATGTCGGCCAGTACGCGCACAAGGTTGATGGTGGCTTCGTTGACGGCCTCGGCAATGGCCTTGTCGATAAGCTCGGCTGCTTCTTTCAGGGTGTAACGAAACTCGTACTCTCCGAGCATGAAACGAATTTCATCGACCAGTTCAAAGGCTTCTTCGCTAGGCATTTTCGTTCTCCTTTTGTTCCATCCGTTGCTTGTCCAAGTACTCTTTCCAAGGCAGCCCCGTTTCGATATCGACCACCATGCAGCGGCGGTCAAAAAGCATGAAGGGCTTTCCTTGTGCAATAGCGTTCATTGTTCTGTTGGTGCTGGCTGACCACATTTGCCCTCTATAATTCTTGATTTCGTCGAAGCGCCCGTTGAAGCGGCTCATCTACTGTTCCTCCTTCAACTTCTTGAGCGTTTCTTTGGCGTAACGAACTGCGTTTCCTTCAACTTCCCTGTGCATATGCTGGTCATTACTCAACAACCCCTGCAACGCCGCAGCGGCCAGCGTCACGAGGTTGGGGTCAAGCTCGGCAGGTGGCACGCCGCTAAACGTGGCGCGTACCTTCACGCCGTCGAGGTTGGCAGGCTTATCGTCCACGCACAGTTTTTCGATTTCTTCGTCCAGAAAACGGTCATACGGAAACATCTATTTCACCTCCACGCACACGAAGCGGATTTCTTGCCAGTTAATCCAACGGCCGTCTTTCTCTGGTCTGTTGGCGAGTTCAGCCGCCGCACTTCCGGCGACAACGCAAGCCTGCTCGGAGCTAAACCCCGGCAATACCGTCAATGCGTTAGAATAGCTTTTCGCCCAAGCGGAAGCGTGTACGAACAAAATCAAAGCGTACATCTACTTCCCCTCCGCCTTTTTAATCACGGCGCGCAAGCGTTCTGTTGTGTCAAAGGTTTTGTTCTCATCAATCTCCTTAAGCGCTTGCTTGCACAGCTCAAGCATTTCAGGTGCAGCAGCAATCAGCCGTGCATTGGCCTCACACTCTTCAATGCTTCTTTTGGACGGATAAATAAATGTAAGGCAAACGCTGTCACCCAAACTAAGGTATTTTTTTTCAAAAGGCTTTACGTCGCAACCCAATGCATCCCAAGGCCCAGGCGTGTGTTTGCTCATCTACTTTCCCTCCTTCATCTTTTCAGCATACGCCTCGGCCAGCAGTTGCTGGGTAGCCTTGAGCTGGGCCGCCAGCTTGATGGGGTTGCTGTCGTTGTACGACCAAATCTCGCGCTGTTGGCCCAGCAGGTCGTCTTTTAAGCGCTCTAGCTCGTGCTCTTTTAGCCAAATCTCTTGCTCCCGCACAGTTTGCTTGTATAGCAACTTTTCGTATTCATCCTTAACCGCCCTTACCTCATCAGAATGGCGGACGGCCTCACTAACAAGCTGGTTTAGCATCTGTACAAGGGCTTGCTGGCTAGGAAACCACTTGCACGCCTCGTCGAGAATCTGCTCAACCAGCTTTGAGTTAACATGTTTAGCGTCCATCTACTTCCCCTCCCACACAGGCGGCGACAGCATGTCGCACTCTTTGATAACGATCGGCGCGTAGCTACCGCCCAGGATAAAAGCGGCGATCAAGCTCATTCCCCAGCAAATCAAACCAATGGTCACAACTTCAAGCGTATGCATTAGAACTTCTTCCCATGCTTGTAAGGGCGGTTAGCGTTGTATTCCAGCTTCGACGCAATCGCTTGGCCGATGTTCAGGCCAAAGCCAGCGGCGTAATCCAAGATGCGGATGACGGCATCGGCCATCTCTTCCTCTTCCGCCGTGTGAAGCGGCAGCTTATCGGACGTGTTGTCTTTACGCAGGCCTTCCAGCGCCTCGCTCAATTCGGAGTGAATCAGGGCAATCATCTCGCCCTTGTTGCGCTCGCCATCCCAGAAGCCACGGGCACGGTTGCCCTTGTGAATGTCAGCGGCCAGTTCGTTAATCGCTGTTACCATCGTCATGTCCATGATATACTCCTTTTGTGTATTAACTTGTTTAGAACTGTATCAAGTTGTTTAAAACTGTGTCAACAATAAAAATGAAGATTGAGACTTGGAAGGTTCTTTTCGGCGCATTGCCTCGCGTTTTGTCGGGTGCAAAGCCAGAGGACAAAATCTGCGTTGAGTTTTTCAGCGACTATGTAAAAGCCCTCCGTGATGGGGATTGCAATGCCCTGATAGCGCATATCACCAACGAGTTTTCCGGCGACAAGCGCCCCGTTTGGGGCATGTTAAAGTCGGCAATGGGTCGCGTAAAGGGTGCTCCGGACTACATCGTGACGTGGCAAGGCGGCTCAGGCTTCATCGAGGTCAAGGCCGAAGATGGCCGGATGTCGCCTGAGCAGGTCGCCTTTGCCGCCGCGTGCGAGCAGTTGGGGATTCGCCACGCAGTCTGCCGCTCAAAAGGGGCAATCATCGCCACTCTCATGAATTGGGGTTGCTGGCGCGCCTTGCCGACGCAAGGCCTCGGCACGCTCGGCACGGTCGAGGATAAGTAAGTCCTCTTCCTTTGCCCGCCACTCGAAACGGACAATCTCGTAATACTTGGGGTTGTCCAGCCGCTTGCGTACCCATACAAAGGCAGGCTCGCGCAGCAGGGTTTTACGGGCGTGCGAAACCAGCGATTCGATGTCCTCCCATTGTTGAGGGTACCATTCGCGATCGGCCAGCCATTCCTTGGCCTTCTTCTGGGCAAACCCCGTGTGCAGCGGACAAACCCATTCGCTCACACGCTCGCCCGCGTTGAACGTGTACGTCACGCGCATACTGTCCGGCTTGCCAGGCTTGGTGTGGACGTTGTAGTTGATCAACTCGACGGCATGCCGCTCCGGCTTCAGGCCTTCCAGCATGGGGGCCACAAGGCTGGCAACGTAGTCGTGGGCCACTTTTTCAGGAGCGGGGTACTCGTACCCACAGCCGGGGCAGAAACGCACCTGAATAGGCACCACCTCGCAGCAGGTGTCCACCGGGCAAACCTTAGTCGGCTGCACGGCGATGACTTCACCCTTGCGCTCGCGCTTTACTTGGTTCGCCGTCTTGATGGAATCGACTGGGCCGTGGCGTTCAAGGTTCCCGGCAAAGTCCAGCACTAGACAGTCCGTCTTGCCCTCGGCCACCCGCATTCCGCGCCCCATCATCTGGACGTACAGGCCGACGGACTTTGTTCCGCGCAGGAAAACCAGCATATCGGTGGCTGGCGCGTTAAATCCCGTGGTCAGCACGTCGCAGTTAACCAGCGCCCGGCGTCCACCCGCCTGCTTGTACCATTGAATCGTTTCGTCGCGCTCGCCCTTGTCCATGTCGCCCGTCACGCAACGGGTATCAACGCCTGCCTCGTTCATCGCAGCGGTAACGGCCTGGGCGTGCTTCACGCCAGAGGCAAAGATAAGCCAGCGGTTGCGCCCTTCGCCAAAGAAAAGCATCTCGTTGATGGCAGCGGTGGTTAGCTCGTCCTTGTTAAAGGCTTCCTGCATCTGGCTTTCGATGTACTCGCCCCCGCGTTCGCCGACCTCAGACAGGTCAGCTTGCGTCTTGGCCTTCTTTCCAACCAATCGGCACAAGCGGCCCAGCCGGATAAGCTCCGACATCTCCAACTCGTAGGCAATATCGGTAAACAGGGCATCGTCGCCTTGTGTCAGAAGCCCGCCTGTCATGCGGTAGGGAGTGGCCGTGAAGCCGATCACCACCACGTTCGGGTTGCCCTTGCGGGCGAACTCGATGAACTTGCGGTACATGCCCGCATCTTCTTGGGGAATCAGATGGCACTCGTCCACGATGATGATGTCCAGCCACCCGAAGATTTCAGGGCGCTTGTACACCGACTGGATACTGGCAAACGTCACCGCATTGACCTGACGCTTGTTCAGACTTGCGCTGTAAACGCCCACAGGAACCTGCGGCCAGGTTTCAATCAGCTCGGCATAGTTTTGCTGCACAAGCTCTTTGACGTGCGTCAGCATGATGACACGCGCCTCACGGGGAAGCATCATCTCCGATGCTTCCTTGACAAGGTTGGCAATCACCACGCTCTTGCCTGCCCCGGTGGGCAGCACGACAAGCGGATTGCCTCGGTTGTCGTTCAGCCAGCTATAAAGGTGGTCAAGAGCTTCGCGCTGGTACGGGAACAAACTTTTTGACATTTAAGACTTCCAACTTTGGTGTTCCATGAAAACCATCTGCAACCATAAGAACCGCTTTATCGCGGGCCTTGTAGTGATCTTCCGCTTCGACGTTTACTTTGATATTAAAGACATCATCAACCATGATTTCAGCCGTGAACAACATACTTATCGCACCCTTGTTTTTGTTTTTCTGGTGTAAGTACCTCGTCGGTAAGGGCGCAGCGCCACGTTCCATCCGCCCTAGGTACTGAGTTTACACAAGTCCGGCAGTTTTTCAGAGGCGCTTCTCCACGATGGCAGACGCCAGCCATGGGGCAGAACTTGCATTCGTACCACTCCGGGCGGTCATTAATCCGGGGCGGCGGAGAACTGGCGAACACGATGCCATGCGCCTTTTTGATAAGCTCATCAAACATGGTCTGACTGAACTCGTATCGCACCGGACGAATGTCGTCGTCGTCCTTGTTCATGGGCATGTAAAGCGCACGCTCCAAGCCAAGCCCGCCCATATAGATTTGCATCTGGGCCTTGTGCTTTTCAGGAATGCCGTTCTTGACGTACTCCCTAAAGTTATCACGGTTGAAGGTCTTGAACTCGACCACATGCAATCGCCCCGGTGCCTCCGGAAGGTTCTGCACAACGCCGTCGGCGCTACCCCCAAAGTGCCCGCCAAAGAAACTGACGCGCACCTGCTGGCCGTCTACCTCAATCCCCGCCTTTTTAAGAAGCTCGACCATGCGGGCCTCTTGCACGTTGCCGTTTTCCAGCAGGCGATTGACGCGGCCAGACTTTACTTCTTTGGCAAACCAGCGGAAGCCATACCATATCTTGCGTCGGCATGGCTCACCAATCTGGGAAGCCCCTAGATGTAGTCGAAAGTCCTCGTCACGTTGCGATGCTTTTTCAATCGCAGCGGCGGTGGTGATAATCAGGTCGGAAAGATCGACGCTCATTTAGGCAAACCACGAAATGATTCCGAGGAGCGACCCCAGTGGGAACGCAATAATGCCAACACCGTGAAGCACGGCCTCACCAATGGTAAGCGATGAATCCGTCGCCAGCACATAGATGTTGCTGGCCCAACCCAACAAAGCAATAACGATAATGAAAAAAGCCACGTTCATTCTCCCTGTTTATTTTCCAAAGATGAGGGCAGGTTGAAATGTGCGCCCCATCTTTGGTGCCTCACTTTAACGGGTAAGGCTATCCGGCCTGCTCAGCAAAGCACAGGGAAGAACTGGGAACACCCTTGCCGCAAGCTGGTTCCGTTAAGACACGGTTTCCTTGTCAAGATGACTACTTGTTAGTAGCCCAAACAGTCACCTTTTTAGCAGCCGAAGATTCAGCGGCCTTAGTCGTCTGACCAATCGCCTTAAAATCGACGATCTTGTTACGCGGCTTTTCAACGTCCTTCTTGTCCACGTCCAGCTTAATCGCCATCGGCTTGTTATAAAACTCCGCGCTCTTCTGAAAAGCAGCAACGTTCACAGCCTCAGCCAGCTTACGAAGCTCGGCATGGGCGATGCTCGTGGCCTGCTCGCTCTTGTTCCACAGGTTCATGTTGTGGAAAACAATGCGCCCCTTGTGCTCGCCGTCCACAATTTGAAACTTGAGGCTCATGTAAGCGCCGTCGCCAGCCTTGGTTTGCTTCTTTTCAGAATCAACAATAATGGCGACGTACATGCCGGGCGGCAGAACGGAATACTCCGGCGATTCAGGCAGCTTGGCGGTTTCGTAGGTGGTTCCGAAATCAACAGACATGTTTCTTACTCCTTGTTTTGGGCAGTCACGAACGCCTCGTAAAAGGCATCCCATGACAGTTCGAGCGGGCCATCAATACCATAACGGTTTCCGGCCACGATTGACGGCGAACCGCTGGTGAACAACACGCGTTCACCTCCCACGGCCTTGGTCAATTTCTTATTGCCAGCGTCCTCGCTCTTTGTGAACACGCGAGGGCCAGCGTAAAACAGGCAATCCGTCCATTGTTCCAAAAGCTGGGCGCACTTTTCGTTAAGCGTCGGGCAGAAGCGCGAGTAGCTTTGCGTCGTCGGATCATCAAACTGGCGCTGCATAGCATGGCCGACCAGAATGACAATCATGTTCCGCTCGTTGCGAATCATGTCCAGCTTGCCCAGAAACTCGCTGAACAGGTTTGCCGCTTCGGCATAGCCCTTGCCATAACCAATGTCGGCCACGGTTTTTTTGTGCTCCTTGCGGGCCACATAGTTTTGGATAATGCGCTCCAATGCGGTGGCGCTATCAAGCACCAGCGTTTCAAAGTTGTGCGGCTGTTGGTAAACCGCCATCAAAGCCTCGTCAATCTGCTCAAGAGTTTGCAGTTGCTCACCCGGAACGCGGGCGACCTTGACGTTTTCCGAACCGTTCTCCAAATCAAGGAAGATGGGATTCGGGGCCTGCGAGGCAAACGTGGATTTACCAATCTTTGGCTGGCCGTAAATGGCAATCCGTGGAGGACGCGCTACAAGCGCGGGTTTCAGTTCGGTAAGGTTAATCATTGTTTTCCACCTTGAAAGTAGGCTTAGACGCCTTAATTGTCAGAGCCTGGTTAATCTTCGCCAGTTGGTCGGCGGGCATGGTTTCCATCAGTTTGTTGTCCGGCTTCCACTCGGCGCGGAAGGGCCAGACATCAACCTCACCAGAAGCGCGAAGCTGAGACAGCATTTCCTGGTCGTATTTCTTATCCAGCTTTGTTACAATGGTAAGTTGGTCGTCAATATGGTTGGTACCGGTTTCGCGGAGACGGTCACGCACAAGCTGAAAAATCTCCAACTCGACCTCAACGCGAGCCTCGTTAGCGGCATGTTCCGCCTGCTTGTGCTGAATCCAAAGGCGTTTCAGTTCTTCCAGTCGTTCCATTTTTTTGGTGTCCTTGTTTGTTTAACTTTGTAAGGAAGTGTATATGTGCTATAAAGAAGGTGTCAACAACTTTTGAAAGGAAAAATTATGATCAAGGAAAAGCTGCTTAACATGACACAAGCATCAAAGTTTATCGGCATCAGCCGTGCGACGTTGTACTCCCTTATCAAGAAGGGCGCTATTCCGGAACCCAAAATTATTCTTGGCCGCAAGTACTACCACATCGACACTTTGAAAAAAGTTGCTATGATATAAGGGCGTGAGGGGTAGCGGCTGGTAACTGGCCGTAGGTGTCCCGTGTTTCACCTCCTTTCCCCGACCATGCCGCCAGCCGAAAGGCTGGCGTTACAGTTTGCCAGTCCAGCGCCCGCTCTTATCCAGCTTCATTTGCACCAACTGTGGCACGCCCTGACGGATGACCGTGCAGCCCAAGGCGACGGGCTTGCCAGTATGGTACGCAAACGCAGGCTTGCTCAGGTCAACCAAACAGCCACCGTACCCACCCCATACAAGGTGATGGCCCCACCGCCCTTGCAGTATCTCAAAGCGGCTGTGCTCGTGGCCCATCATCACGCAGACAGGCTCGCCACGGAACACGCTCTCGCTCATTGCCTCGTTGAAGGCCTTCATCGCGCCGCCCTTGGCATGGGTCTTGTCGCCGTGCTTGAACACCACGTTGTCCACCTGGTGCGTCTCGCCAAACAGCCAGCCTTCGGGGGCCTTGAGAATATCCTTGTACGTCGGGCACAGTTGGGTCGGGCAGTTGTGGGCGATGAACCGCCGAATCATTCTGTCCATGTGGTTCGACGATGTGCAAAGCACCTCTGGGAAGATGGCAAACAGCTTGTTCGCCTCAGCCCGCAGCAGGTCTAGCTCGGTGTCGGCGTTCGGTGCGCTGGGGTGCAAGCCGTGAAAGTTCGCCATGTGAAGGTCGCCCTCGTCGCCGTTGCTCACCACCACGTCGGGCTTGCACCAGTCGCGCACGTCTTTCAGGAAGTGTAGCGCATCGGGATGTTGGAAGGGCATGTGAAGGTCGTTGAACACAAGGATGGTGCGGGGCGCGTCGCTCTGCCGCTTTTCACGCTCGCGCACGGTATCTCGGCGGTTGGCGCACTTCCTGCACGCGCTGTCGTGGCGGCCTCGGTCTGGGCGAAAACGGAAACGATCTATTGGAAGCCACTCATTGCACAGCCTGCAAACCTGACCGTCTACGCCCGTCATCAACGCCATGGAGGTTTAGCCCCTCTTTTTGGTTATTGTATACACACGTCGTCAAACCAATCAATATCTTCTTCGTCGGCAGTCACCAGCACCTGGCCGTCCAAAGTCCACAAAAAGAAAACGCCCTGCTCGTTGGCGTGCAACTGAACAGGGTCGTTGGGGTCGTAAATAAGGAACGACTTAAACGGTTTGTAGAATGGTGCCTTCATCTACTTCTGCGCCTCCGTCTAAACACGATTAGATACAGGTTCGTCACCGCACCAGAAACAGCGCCCCACCATCCTCCAAAATAGTTACCGTTGTATTTACCAAAGTAGCTCACGTTACATCCTTGGACGTGACCGTGCGGTTGCCACCGCTAATCGTGGCGACCAATCGGTTTTTGGTTCCGTCCTGCGATTTAAACGTGACCGTAGCGCCTTCCATGCCGGTGGCGTCGCCAGAGGTAACAGACAAGATCAGCTTCAAGATTTCCTCAGCCGTCATGCCGTCCTCGATAACGGTCGTCCACGGGTTGCCTGCGCTGCCTGCGTCGTTGAGCTTTTCGCCCATCGTACTGGGGTCGTTGAAGGATGCCGAGTTCGCCGACCAGACAGCCGAGGCAAGATTCTGGGGCGACAGCTCTGTGAAGGGCGTAATCTCGCAGGCCATGAAGCCGACGGCATAGCTCGTCAGGTTCAGCGCCCCTACGCCAGCCGCCGAAGCCGCCATGTTCCCGTTCGCCGTCAGCGTACCCGAAACGGTCGCCGTCCCAGCCGCCGAGGCATCGCCAAACAGGTTCGCCACCGCGTTCGCCGTCAGGCTGCCGACGCCGTTAATCGTCGCGCTCGCCGAAACGACCAGCTCAAGGCTGGCGGTTAATGTGGCCGCTCCCGAGGCGGAAGCGTCGATGTTTCGACCGAGGGCCGCTGCTGCCACCACCGCGCCCCGACCTGCAATGGTCGTGAACGCAGACATACCGCCGTCTTTTTTCGGGAGTATCCACGCGGACGGATTAAGGTGACCAGAAGGAACGCCGTTCTTTGCATCTATGCCACCTTGCCCGGCAAAGAGGTTGCAGCGGTCGCCACGCCCCCAAAGGGCACGGTCACCCGATACCGTGCCACCATGCAAGCGGAACGGATACTGAGCGAGCAGCGTGCCACGTTGGAGTAGTGCCATCTATCAACCCCACCCAAAATCGACTGAACCGTAGAAGTTCGTGCTACCAGCCGTGGCCGCACCCGCAAAGTAAAGGAACGACAGGCAGGCGCCGTCCTGCACGCGAGGCAGGCTAGGCAACTGGTTCAGCAGGTCGCGCTCAGCCGCCACGCCCGCCGTCGTCAGGGGCAGCGAGAACAGCGGACGCGCCAGGACGAGAGCAGCCAGCGGCGACGTACCAGCCGACGAGGCCGACAGCGTGACCGAGGCGACGTTCTGGATACCCGTGTCACCAGAGGCCAAGGGCAGATACGGGCCGTAGTTGTTGGCCGCCGTACCGCTGTGTGTAATGTGACCGAGAATCGCCGAAGCGGTACAGGACACCGTCACAGGCATCGCCCGGCCAGACGTACCAGCCTGGTTCGTGTAGCTCATGCTCAGGTTGTGCGCCGTCGCGCCGACAGTCCCCGAGTACGGCACTAGGTAGGCGCGAACACCGACGCCGTTGGTGTAACGAAGAGTGGGCGTGCCAGTCAGGTTCTGGGCGACGGCGCTGTTGAGCGAAATGCCGGGCCAGTAGCCCTGCATGTCGATGCACACCAGCGTGCCGGGAACACCCGTCGCCACCGCCGTCACCGCCGCCGTGTTGATGATGTGCTTCGTGTCGGTGCTGACGTTGCCGCCATGCGGAATCCCGAAAATCTGCGTGCCGTTCCCGGTCGTTTCGTCACAGCTACGCCACGCCAGAGCGGTGCCAGCCCATGCGTTCGCCACAGGCGTACCGTTCAGCATCGAGAAGTCGTACCAACGACCAGCGGTGTAAGCCGTACCACCCGTGATTTTGTTCCAGTCGGCGCGTGAATACTTACCGTTGTTCGTGATTTCGTTAATCATATCATCTTGAGAAGTCCAGCCCATAGCTCACCTATACGTTCGTGGTTTGAAGTTGTTTGAACCGGGCCAAGCACTCAAGCAGGCTGTCCAGCTCTTCCTGACTGAAAATGCGTGCGTTCTCGTGGTTCTCCAAGGTAATGACCACCGGAAACTGGCAGTCTTGCTTGGACATTTCCACAACATCCTTGTCGTTCAGCCTAGCCATCGTTCAACCCCCATACGAAAGTCACATGCCCGCGCACGACCGACGAGGCCGCCGCTACACCGCTCAAGAAGAAGAAGTTCAGACAGGCGCCGTTCTCGACCTTCGGCAGCGAGGCGCGGTCTTTCCAGAGGTGGGTTTCCTGCACCGTGTTCTGCTCGCGCATGATAATCGGGCCAGCCAGCGGTTTCACAAGAACCAGCGTCGCAAAGCCGCCGCACGAGGCATTAAGCTGCACGCTTTGAACGCTCTGCACGCCACGGTCTCCAGCCTGCAACGGGACAAAGATGGTGCGCTGACCAGCGACGGCGCCGTTGACGTTGACGTTTCCCGTGTTGGCGACGCCGACCGAGAACGTCACCGTCCGGCCAGTGGTGCCAGCGCTGTTCGTGTAGGTCATGGTGACGTTGCCCGTCGCCGTCTGAGCCACACTCGTCACCAGCGTCGCGTACACACCCTCGCCCGTGGCGTACCGGGGAAGCCCGACCGGGTTGTCAAGCGGCTGGAAGTCGGTGCTGTCCATGTCCACCAGCGGGTAGAACATGAGGTAGTCGCACAGCAGGAAGTTCGCGGGGAAGAACGTAGCACCCGGCGATGACACCGAAACTTCGGCGATGTGCTTGCTGAATCCTCCCGGCACCGCCTCGCCAGCGTACAGGCCGAAGTTCCCCACCCCGACCATCTGCGTGGCCTCAAGCGGAGAGCCTGAGTAGGCGTTAAAGCGTGGCGTTCCCGGGGCCTGCGACAAGTCGCCCCACATGCCAGAAGCCGCAAGAACAGGCGAACCCGTCTTGTGGAAGAACGACTGATGACAGGCGCCCTCGTTCTCGCGGGAAGCCAGCTCATACACCCCACGGAACCCCATGGGTTAGTCCTCGGTCACGACGAGCTGACCAGCCGAGAACTGGGGCTGAATACCAGAGCTGACAGCGAGAGCCGCCGACAGGGCGCCCTTGTACAAAATCTGACCCGCACCCGACGAAGCCGTGCCCACCGAAACGTGGGTGATGGTGTTCGTCCCAGAGGTGCATTGCGGGAACTGAACCAGCCCGGCGTTGCTCGCCTGGTTGCCTGTCACCGTCCAACCCGAACCCGAGCGGGCCACGGTCACACGGGCGTAACCACCGTAGGTCGCCTCGCTGGTCGTTTGAGTACCAGCCTCACCGGGGTCGGCGGTATGCAGGGCGACGAACAGGTCGGTGTTCCCGTTCCACGAAATAGCCGTGCCCTTAAAGATGTACTCCATCAAGTCGTTTTCGGTGGTATTGCTCTTCGACATAGAGGCTTCCTCTTGTTTTGATTTATGTTAACCCGTGACCTTGAGCCGCGCAATGACACTTACGATAAGGCCGTCTTTTCCTCGAACGACTTCCATCTCGTAGGTCGGGCGCTTCTCAAGCGACTGCTGAATACTTTGCAAGACCTGCGTCTGCTGACGGAGCGACGTTGCGAAGCATGTAGTTCAGTACATCGTTCGCCGACTGGGTGGTTTTACTCGCCATGGGTTATTCCCCCAGCAGCTTCTTAATTTTTTCACGGGCATCAGCCAGCTTGGCTTCCTCAGCCTGACGGTCGCGCTCAATCGACTTAACGATCTTTTCAGCGGCAACCTTAATGTCGGCGGCCTTCTCCTCGGCCTCCTTAACGGCCTTCTCGGCTTTCTCAAACAGGTCATCGGCCTCAGCCTTTTTGACCTTGGCAGCCGAAAAGATTTCCTTCGCTTGCTTTCCAGCTTCCTTGGCTTGCTTATCAGCTTCGGCGGTGATGGCGACCAGCTGATCTTGCAGCTTGGCAATCTCGTCCTTAATCGCGTCGCGCTCAACGGTGCACTTGGCAATCTGGGCCTCAATATCTTCCAGCCAGTCGGCA